AGCGAGCATCACCTTCAACTGCCGGACGGTTAAATCAGCCATCAGCAGACTGTCGGTAATCTCGTTAGCAACGCGCATGAAACCATCTTCGGTATCTGCCACGCGATGCTCCACGACCTCCAGTTGAGGCCTGTAATCAGCTAACTTAACGACGCCCATGTTTCACTCCTGCTTTGGCTAGTCTGTAAACACCAACAAGGCGCTCTGCGAACGCCCTGTTATTTGCTGCGGCTACCACTAATCCCTCAGGTGAATCAGGGTGTCGAATCTCTTCTTTTTCCTGGTATTTCTTACGACGTTTTGTCATAATTACTCCTGTGGATTGATCCAGTCTTTCTACATCAGGCCTCGAAGAATTCGCCGTTCTTCGGGGCTTTTTCTTTTGTCAGGTAATCGGCAAGCCGCTTAGTCAGTTCAGCCATTTCATCGTCTTCGATTCCGTATTCCAGAACAGCCAGCATCATGCTTACCTGCGAGAAGAAACCATTCTTCCATCGGCTTACCTGGTATTCCGGAACCCCCATCGCGCGAGCGAATGTCTTCTGCCCCATCAGTGCCAGTTTGTTCAGCAAGGCTGACTCGATGCGAGCCGCTTTCTTGCTTTTAGTTGCAATAGTACCCATAGATAATTTCCTTAATGATTAGATAGAGTTGGCTTCGCAAAGAAACGCAAAACCATAGAGATTTGTTTCTGGTAATGCCCTTTTTCAGGGCGGGGATGTGTAAGAGCGTTAATAACTTAAGCGGCCATTAATTCAGGCCAGATGCTTTCCCAATCAACCGGATGAAGGTCTTTGCGAGTCACTTCACCATTGCTGAACTTCTCAATCAGAACACAAAGTGCTGCGCCCAATTCATGATTACGGCTAAGTGCTTTCCTCAAATAGCCGATAGAAGTTCCGCACTTGGTGGCAAATTCTCTCTGCTCTTCCAGTGAAAGGGAGTTCAGATACAAGCGGAGTTCTTCCATTTGCTATCTCCTTCCCGTTGTTGAATAAGGTGAGTTTACCTGTAGGTAAAAAGCAAATCAATACCCATAGGTTATTTACCGGCAGGTAATCAAAGATAGAATTAAATCATGGATAAATACGAACAAAGACGACTAAGGCTGATAGAGATAAGAGACCGATTCTGTAATGGAAAGGCCTCAGAGTTGGCTCGTCGAATAGAAAGGGAACCATCATACGTTTCCAGAATGCTGTATCCGGAAGGAAAAAGCGGAAAAAAACGCATTGCTGACGATATGATGGAACTAATTGAAAAATCTTTTAATCTCCCACGCGGATGGATGGACATGCTTGTAGATGGTAAAGCTGGAGCTACAGACCATCTTGAGTTTGCGGGTAACGTTCGTGCGGGTTTTGTTCCGGTAATTGGTGAAGCCGTTTTGGGAGTTGATGGCTCAGTGGATATGATTGAATTCAGATCCGGTTGGTTAAGCATCTACAGCGGCGATAAAGATGCTTACGGTCTGAAGGTTAAGGGTGACAGCATGTGGCCAAGGATTCAGTCAGGAGAATATGTTGTTATTGAACCAAATACGCCAGTACATCCAGGTGATGAAGTCTTTGTAAGGACCAAAGACGGTCACAACATGATAAAGATCATGAACAAAACAAGAGACGGTGATTATCAGTTTAGTAGCATAAACAGTGATCACCGCCCAATCACTCTTCCTGTTGAAGAAGTTGATAAAATGCATTTTGTTTCAGCTATTGTGAAACACACCAGGTACGTAGACCAGGACGATCTGCCAAAAGTTTGAGGATAAAGCAGCAAATGTTTATACCCGGCATAGTAGTCGCTGTTGTAATCATCTGCTTCATATGGGCACAGTTATCTCCTGTAAGCTCTAAGCATACAGCTGAACTCATGAGGAAGAAGCACCTTATACATGAGGCAGAATCGATAATTAAAAAGTTCAAAGGCATGTCATACGACGACATGTCATCAGAGCAGATTGCTATGTATAAATGCGCCATTGAGCGCCTTGACTACTTAAACGGACTCAAACCCAAACACACCCCAGTAGAATCAAAATTGCCGCAATGGCCAAGCAATCCAAATAGCTTCTGACATCTCCTTTCAGCCCGCAAAGCGGGCTTTTTTATATCAATCCAAAAAATTAATTACCTGAAAATTCAAGCAGGTAAACTCTCACATCAATTTTATTTACCTACAGGTATAGACAGCAGTTTTACCTGTAGGTATATTTTAAGCCATCAGCAGGACGCACTAACCACCATGAAGGTGATGCTCTTAAAAATTAAGCCCTGAAGAAGGGCAGCATTCAAAGCAGAAGGCTTTGGTGTGTGTGATACGAAACGAAGCATTGGCCGGAAGTGCGAATCCGGATTAGCTGCCAATGTGCCATTGCGGGGTGTTTTCGTTCAGGACTACGACTCACACACACAACCAAAGCTAACTGACAGGAGAATCCAGATGGATGCACAAACACGCCGCCGCGAACGTCGCGCAGAGAAACAGGCTCAATGGAAAGCAGCAAATCCCCTGTTGGTTGGGGTAAGCGCAAAACCAGTTAACCGCCCTATTCTCTCGCTGAATCGCAAACCGAAATCACGAGTAGAAAGCGCACTGAATCCGATAGACCTTACGGTGCTGGCTGAATACCACGAACAGATTGAAAGCAATCTGCAACGTATTGAGCGCAAGAATCAGCGCACATGGTACAGCAAGCCACGGAGTGAAATGGGTGTGACTTGTGTTGGTCGCCAGAAAATGAAATTAGGCAGCAAACCACTTATTTGAGAGGAATTAATATGTCATCAATCCGCTTAACAACGAGAATGAAAGAGGAAATCGCTCGTAACGCTTTAATTAAGTCTGGGGTTTTCACTGAACTTGAAGAAGTAACAAAGTTAAAGAACCAGCTTGCACTTGACGCCAGAGTTATTGCGTTTGGCGGTAAAAAGAAAACTGAGGAAGTGGATCAGTTATCATCCAAGTTGGTAGCTATAAGTGAAGAACTTGAAAAGATGGGATGTTCATTTTACTCATACGATGTTCGTTCTACTTCAATTTATCTGACTGTATCTGGCAGAAGGGTTGGATGGCATTCATATGGGAAAGACGGCAACGGCGAAGATATATTGCTCCCTACTCCAACCAAAGATAAATGCATGTTTGACGCAGAACACGAAATAACAAAAAGGTTTGATGAAATCTGCGCATTGCAACAAAACCTTGAAGCCTTGAAAAAGGATATCGAATCAAATGTATGGGCTGCTTTGAACTCAGTCACAACAGTTAAGCGACTTATTGAAGTTTGGCCTGAAAGCAAAGAATTGCTACCAAAAGAAGCAGATAAAGCAAGTACAGCACTTCCTGCTTTACGGGTAGAAGATTTGAATAAGATGATTGGACTTCCTTCCGAGGCCGCATAGTCGGCCTTTATTTTTGGCATAAACAACAGAATAAACACTGCACTGTGTATTCATTCCAACGATTGAATACACGGAGCAATGTCGCTCGTAACTAAACAGGAGCCGACTTGTTCTGATTATTGGAAATCTTCTTTGCCCTCCAGTGTGAGGGCGATTTTTTTTGACGGAGAAATTATGAAAATTACAGATATTCTGGTTAATCCAGATAATTACGACCAATTCAATATCTCTACTAAATCGGTTGATTTGGGATGTGCAACTGTCAGCGCATGGCTACTTAATGGTAAACAGTTGGATAAATGCCTTGATGCACATATGACGGTTAACAGCTTCCTTGCAGAAAAGACACGCTGGCAAGATGCTGGAGGGAAATATGCTGAATGGCTTGAAAGCATGGGATTTGAATATCAATCTGATGAAGGTTGGTGGAGCATTATAGCTGTAACGCCTGAGACAATAGAATGCTTCGTTAAATACTCAAACGACGATGACTATAAACACCAGGTAGATTCTGCGATAGAAAGATACAAAAGAAAATCGTTCAACCACGAAATATCATCAGTTCTTGATTTCATAGAAATCTTCAAATAAGCCGCCAAGCGCGGCTTTACCGCATACCAATAATGCTTCACCAGAGGCATTTCCGTTATGTGTAAATAAATAAGGAGCACACCATGCAATATGCCATTGCAGGGTGGCCTGTTGCTGGCTGCCCTTCCGAATCTTTACTTGAACGAATCACCCGTAAATTACGTGACGGATGGAAACGCCTTATCGACATACTTAATCAGCCAGGAGTTCCAAAAAATGGATAAAACACTTATGGCTATCCAGACTAAATTCACTATCGCCACTTTTATTGGCGATGAAAAGATGTTTCGTGAGGCCGTCGAAGCCTACAGGAAATGGAGGTCAAAATGATTCCGGTAGAACTGGCGAAAACTCCAGAGTTAAGTCGATTAAAAAAGAGAATATCACATTGCTGAGGCTCGTTACTGGCGTAAAGCGGGAGATAAATCAAAGAAACAACTTTGTTTATGGCAGGCACAAAGAGAGCGCATGAATGAGCGCGAGTTTCTTTCCTCTCCATCCGAATTACCATTCTGAGGTGAATTATGGGAACTGCGACATTAATACTCGGTGAGTCTGGCACCGGAAAATCAACCAGCATGAGAAATATCAATCCAGATGAAGCAATACTTATAAAACCAATAGGCAAGCCGCTACCATTTAAATCAAAAGACTGGCTTGCATGGGATGCCAGAGCAAAAAAAGGAACTGTAGTTACCACTGACAAATGGGACGTAATAGTTGCCGTAATTAAGCGTGCTCACGAATACGGGAAAAGAATCGTTATTGTTGATGACTTCCAGTATGTGATGAGCAATGAGTTTATGCGCCGCTCAGAAGAAAAATCGTTTGATAAATTCACTGAGATAGGCCGTCACGCATGGGAGGTCATTAAGGCTGCACAGGATGCGCCTGATGACCTGAGAGTCTATTTTCTTGCCCATACCGAAGAAACCCCTATGGGGCGTGTGAAAATGAAGACTATCGGCAAAATGCTGGACGAGAAAATCACTGTCGAAGGCATGTTTACTATAGTTCTTCGCACTCTTACCCGCGATGACCAGTTCTTTTTCACCACGAAAAACAACGGTGCAGACACTGTTAAATCCCCAATGGGAATGTTTGATTCCAATGAGATTGATAACGATCTCTCTTTCGTCGATGCCACTGTTTGTGATTACTACGGCATCAATAATGTTCATCAAATTAAGGAAAACGCCGCATGAGCAACGTGATTTTTACTTATAACGAAGAAGCAGCACTGACCGCAGGACAAGGTGGTTTTATTAATGAAACTGGCGCTCATGTCATTACCATTACTGAAGCAGAGCTAAAGCAATCAGAAAAAGGCGCAAAATTTATTGAGTTTTCTGGCGAATCCGACGACGGACGTAAAATCCAATATCTTAGCGTTTGTGTTCAGAAAAATGACGGAACGGAAAACAAATTTGGCGCAAATGTCGTTCACGCCATGATGGGGTGTGCCGGGATTGGACAATTAACGCAACATATGGTTTCCGCCAGTAAATTTGTTGCTCCTGAGTTTCACGGAAAGAAAATCGGGTTAGTGCTACAGAAAGTATTAACCACAAACAAAAAGACTGGCGCAGACAGTTACCAGATGGAAATACGCATCCCGTTTATTGCACAAACAGGTCAAACCCTTAAAGAAAAGGCGGAAGGCAAGCAACCAGAAACTATCGCCAACATGGTTGCCAGCCTCAAAGATAAAGACAATCGCTCTAAAAACGTAAGCCAGAATCATGCAGATGATTATGGTTACAGCCAGAACGATTACCCTCCTTTCTGATTACTGAAAATAAGGCTCCCATTATGCCAGCGCCTCTGTATGGTGCGGATGACCCGCGCCGCTGTTCCGGCAATTCCGTATCGGAGGTGCTGGATAAATTCAGAAAAAACTACGACCTGATAATGTCGCTACCGCAGGAAACGAAAGAGGAAAAGGAATTTCGCCATTGTATATGGCTTGCAGAGAAAGAAGAACGCGAGCGAATTTACCAGACATCAATCCGACCATTCCGCAAAGCCACATATACCCACTTCCCTGAATATATCGACCCGCGCCTGCGTAATTACCGCTCACGCTATGGCGCTATCAGTAATGACTGAGGAATTCACCATGAGAGGACTTGCATACAATCCCGGCATTCTTCCGGCAGAAATGATTATTCGCCAACGCGTAAAGCCAATGCCATCGAGAGAGGAATTGCTTAAGAGAAATTCTTTTCCTTCAGTGAATCAAAACAAATATCTGAATGCGATGTGGCGGAGTGGTAAGAAATGAAACAAATGTCACTAATTGAGATGGATGGATTTCTGAAAGGTAAATGCATCCCACGAGATTTAAAGGTTAACGAAACAAACGCTGAATATCTGGTGCGTAAGTTCGGTGAACTTGAAGCTAAATGCGCGGCGCTGGCGGAGGAGAATGCTGGGCTGAAAAACGCAATGGCCGTAACTCTTGAGCATGTGTCGGTCACGGACGCAGGACAGGCCGGAGTAGCTGCGATGATTATCAATGATGCCCTGCACCACAGCGAAACCCCAGCCACCGACGCTTTCTTGGCTGAAGTCCGGGCGCAGGGATTGGAGATGTTTGCACAGAAATGTAACTCAAAATCCGAACAGTCGCTTGCATCTGATATACGCGACAACTGGAAAAACTCTAACTCGGTGGCCAGTTTTGGTTGACCACTTCAACGTTGACCTGGCCGCCAGCGGCGTTGCCTACAAAGAGCGGATGAATATACCGGTAATTGCAGAACAGGTAGCCCGTGAGCAACCGGAGAACTTGCACACCTATTTCATGGAACGGCTACGATACTGGCCGGCGTTGAATTAATCCACATGATGCGCAAGGGGCAATATCAGCATCCTCAGGGTGATGGATTGCCACCCGCGGAACAATTTTATCTGCTAGCTGTATAAAGAAACAGCAATACAACTTTTGCTGACTTTCCACCGTTAACGCGACACAACCTTAATATGCCACAAAGGTTTTTGTTAACGAACTGCGTCTTTTTTCTTTCCTGGGTGATGATTGTTTTATAATAAACAAATAACAACATTTATTCTTGTAAAAGTAATAATATCTCTTTGGTGATCGAATTTATTGATCGCATTTCAATTAAACAAATAAGGAGTTTTTTATGCCAAAAATTACCGGTGTTCTAGTGAGCCACCATGTGTTCGATATAAAAAAAAGACATGGCTAATGGTTCATTCCCGAAAACATTATTTCCAGGTGCGACATTTCAGATGGTGGTTGACAATGATGTTGTCAATAATAATACATTGGACTGGAGTGTTGTCACCAATGCGGGAGACAATTCGCTGACTGTAAATCAGGACGGCGTGGTGTCATTTTCAAATGATATTGATGAAAGTTGCATTGGTAAAACATTTGTTATTTTTGCGAAGGATAAAGCCACAGGGAAAAATGTGTCATCTTATTTAATTAAACCTTATCGCTTCTTTAAACCTCGTACCGCAACGTCGGACAGATTTTACGATGCATTGTTTTGGATTGAGGATAAAAAAGGGACTGTCCCGGCACGACGCGATATCAATAATGTCCCTTTCGATGAACTGACGGGAGAAATGTTTCATGATGTAAAACGTGAAGTGAATTCCGGGCTTTTTCAGGAATGGGGATTTTTACTGTTTAGTGGGTGGACTAATCCTGTACGTGGTGATATTGGTAGTCTCGAATCAGAAATTTTCACTTTAGAAAATGACAGTATATTTATATCGACAGTCAACTCCCTCCCATACTCCAGAGATCTCCATGATGATATGGACTCCCAGTCTGCACAGGCTGTAGCGTTTTACGGGGAATCTGTTGTTTCCTGATGTTTTAATGAGTTTTTAATAGTCTCCGTCTTTTTAATTTAAAGAGACGGAGATTATCGGCTCTGCAACGTGAAGCTCAGGAACAAAGGTTGTGTCGCGTTAACGGTGGAAAGTCAGCAAAAGTTGTATTGCTGGCTTTTCATGCAGCCAGCAGATAAATTGTTCCGCGGGTGACAGCCATTACCGCGAAGGCATATTGCAAGGGGCGTTGCTTGTGGTCGATTCCTCACTCACTCCAGTTGATGGTTCGCTGCTTGTATGTGCTTATCGCATAAAGAGATATCGGAAGCATCCGCGCCGCTATGATTGTCTTTCTCCTGATGCAGGAAAAGCAGAATGGCTAAATCAGCAGCAGAGCGCAAAGCCGATCAGAGGGCCAAGCAAGCATCATCCGGTATGCGTAAGCTGGAGCTTGTACTTGATGCTCAGGAAATTGAAATGCTGGAGCGTAACTGTGCCACGCGTCGCTTCAGGCGTGCGCCTTACGAGTTTGGTGAGTACATCGCGTTACTGAGCCGCCAAGATGATGCACTTGTGCGCTGGCGTATAAAATCGATCAGCATAAAACGTTGCGGTAAGTGCGGCGAGAGAGTTCCTGTTAATTCATGCCCGTGTAATGGTGACTCACAATGCTGGGTGACCAAAGGCTGATTCGAATTTAAGAACTGAAAGAACACCAAGCCGCCTGATGGCGGTTTTTTATTGGAGACAAGAAATGTCAGATTTGGCTATGAAGATTTTGAAATGGCAAACGACTGGCGATGTCGGCATCAGTAGCGCAACTCTTGCCTCAATCGCATGTGGACTGAAAAAGAATATCTATGGTCATCACTTCGGTGCTCCACATGACGCAGCCGATTTCCGACGATGCGTTGCACTTGTTGAGCAGATTCCAGAAATCAGAGATTCATTCGACAAGGTTGCAAAGCGCGTTCCGGCATTCAAAGGCATCCTCAACGAATGGGATTCTCTCGTTGCTCTGTTGAAGTCTGAAATGAAGATACACGGAAACAAAGCACCAGAGACTTACAGAAGAATTAGCGAGCTACGCAAGGACTAACCACAGCCTCACACTCGATGAGGCCTGTTCATTTCTCAAGATATCCAGACCTACCATCGCCGCATCAATGCGGCTTTTCTTGCGTGTAATTGCGGAGACTTTGCGATGTACTTGACACTTCAGGAGTGGAACGCACGCCAGCGACGCCCAAGAAGCCTTGAAACAGTTCGTCGATGGGTGCGCGAATGCAGGATATTCCCTCCTCCGGTTAAGGATGGAAGAGAGTATCTGTTCCACGAATCAGCGGTAAAGGTTGACTTAAATCGACCAGTAACAGGTAGCCTTTTGAAGAGGATCAGAAATGGGAAGAAGGCGAAGTCATGAGCGCCGGGATTTACCCCCTAACCTTTATATAAGAAACAATGGATATTACTGCTACAGGGACCCAAGGACGGGTAAAGAGTTCGGATTAGGCAGAGACAGAAGGATAGCAGTTTCAGAGGCTATTCAGGCCAATATTGAGTTGCTATCTGAGAACAGGCGTGAGTCACTGATAGACAGGATTAAAGGCGCTGACTCAATCACTCTTCATGTGTGGCTTGACCGATATGAAACAATTCTCAGCGAGAGGGGCATCAGACCGAAAACTCTACTCGACTACGCCAGCAAAATCAGGGCAATCCGAAGAAAATTGCCGGACAAACCGCTCGCTGACATATCAACGAAAGAGGTGGCAGCAATGCTAAACACCTACGTAGCAGAAGGTAAAGCGGCTTCCGCAAAATTAATCAGGTCAACCCTTGTTGACGTTTTTCGTGAGGCAATAGCCGAGGGGCATGTGGCAACGAATCCGGTAACAGCAACCCGCACAGCAAAGTCAGAAGTAAGGCGCTCAAGGCTGACAGCTAATGAGTATGTCGCGATTTACCATGCAGCCGAACCTCTCCCAATCTGGCTGAGGCTGGCAATGGATTTGGCTGTCGTTACAGGGCAGAGAGTGGGCGATTTGTGCAGAATGAAATGGGCAGACATAAACGACAACCATCTTCACATTGAGCAGGGTAAAACAGGGGCTAAGCTCGCCATTCCGCTGACGCTAAGGATTGACGCGCTCAATATCTCATTGGCTGATACACTACAGAAATGCAGGGAGGCCAGCGGCAGTGAAACTATAATCGCATCAACGCATCACGAACCACTTTCCCCGAAAACAGTATCGAAGTATTTTACAAAGGCGAGAAATGCATCTGGACTCTCATTTGATGGAGACCCGCCAACATTCCATGAACTGCGTAGCCTGTCGGCGAGGCTATACCGGAACCAGATTGGCGATAAGTTTGCTCAACGTCTTCTCGGGCATAAATCAGATTCAATGGCGGCGCGGTATAGGGACAGCCGTGGACGGGAATGGGACAAAATTGAAATCGACAAATGA